GCGATTATTATCGCGTAGCACTAACCCTAAGATTTTGTAGAGTTTTGCCCTCACTTCATCAGGCATATCTTCATCATCGGTCAAAGCACGTGTACGCTCTAATGTTGCCAATGAAACCGGTGATTTCACGGCATACGCTCGCATGGCAGAATCGGCGATTTCTTCGGCAATCACGGTGCCCGTGGTGCGGTTAACACCGGGGATCACTAAACGGTTAGCTAATGCGTAAACGGCAATATCTAACGCCCCCTCATAATCCCCCGCATCAATTTTCCACAGCAAAATCGTCATTAAGACATCATCTTGCACACCGCTACCACCGGACAATGCCCCATCAACCCACGGCTGATAATTGGCTAATATCTTGCGCTTATAAGCTTCTTTGCGTTCGCGTGACTGAAAATGTTTTAGCTCTTTTTTATCTGTCGCAAGACGTAACAGCATCATGTGATAGCCCTGTGTATTGCGGCTAACATGCCCACCCAATTGGCTGGACTGTTGCGCGCTAAGGCTCATGCGGTGTTTTTCCCACGGAGATAATGCCATTATTTCGCCTTTTTATTTTCAGTTGGTGTTTCTTCTGTTACTGCTTTGTCGTCTTTGGCGACTTCATTTTCAGAAGCTACCCCCTCTTTTTTTGTTTCTGGCGATGTCTCTTTTACATCTTCAAAAACAATATTTTCGACCAGTGCCACACCGCGAAAATCTTCAACCACAAAATCTTCATTGACGGACTCGTAGTTTTCGATGCGATCGCGTTTTGGGTTATCTAACACTTGACGACGACCGAGAATCCGCAAGGAAATAAATCGACAAGTTATCAAGGCGAGTGATAAAAAAATGCATTGTCAGGGAAGAACGGCGCACGTACAGCCGGCAAACCACCAATACGTTTCTGACTAATAATGGTATCTGCCGCCAGTTTTTTCACTGTTATCTTGGTCTTTATTAACCAGTGGAAAATATTTATCTGCTAATAATTTACGGCCACAAATCACAACAAGACCGGTATCATCTTGATATTCAGGATCAATCGCAGTATCGACCGTATCTTGCACTAATGCATCAAGATTTTGATAAGCTTGTCCTTTACCGACCAGAATAGGCTGCGCTGTGGTTGCGCCGTCTTTCGTTTCACTGCCCATCACATGCTCTGGCGCACGCTCGCGTACTTTTTGTAACCAGCCTGAATTCACATCTTGCAGTAAGGGGTATTTTGTCCGATCAGAATTATCGGCGCGGTGTGTACCATTAAAACCAATCATAATGCGGTCTAATGCCTGACGGCGGATAATCGCATCGCGGATACGGGTTTGAAAGTCGGTAAACTTCGCCCACATATCAATTTTGGCGTAATCAAGGTGGGTGTCGTAATTGGTTTTCTGGCAATGATAGCTATTTTTGGTCAGCTTAATCGGATCACTTGTTTCGCGCTCTTTTGCTGTTGTATCGGTAGTGCCTGCGATAGTTGAGCCGATACCTAAACCGATGGCCTCACCCACTTGCTCATCAACGGGCACGATATTAACGTGTGTTAAAAATTCTGCTGACTGCTGAATATTGGTTTCCAGCGTTTGCGCGGCAGACGGTTCAATTTGAACCTTTGTATCACTAAACGCTTGCGCCGCTAACACCGTAAATTTTACCGAGTTGCGTGAGGTACGCATTAAATTTAAAACGAGTTTCTTTTTTCAATGGTCTGTTCACTACCTTAGCAATCCGTCAGCACTTCGCTATTATTTTCGCCACCCGTGGCCGGCGGACGATTGTGGAGAACGAGGCGTCTGTATTTTCAAATTGGGTTTTTTAATTCCGTGAGTTGTTGCGTGAGCGCTTTTACCGCTTCGCTTTGGTCGGCGTTTTTTAATGCGGTAATTTCTGCAGAAAGGGTTTGTACTTCTTGGGCGCACAGCTCCACCGCCTGATGCACATCGGTAAATCGCGCATCATCACTGTGTTGTTTTTTAGAAAACATCTCTTTAATAATGCTAAAAAGCCCCGGCTTCTCGCTCTGCGGGTTTTCATCAATAAATTCAAAGTGATTTTCTTCTGCAGCAGTAAAAACGTTATCTTTGCTTTGTTTGCGCTCTGAAAGCGGGCTACTTTGTGCATTAGCACTAAATTGCAACATTTCAGTGCCTAAACTCGCGGGGTTATCGGTGACCGCCAGCCCCGACTAAATACGCTTCGCCGGTATCTGAAAAACTCGGGTCAATTTCAACAGAGGTATAGACTTTTTGACGTTTTTTATTGAGTTCAATTAAATCAGGCGTCGGATTGATCACACCATACAGTGCCAACTTACCCGCCAATGCCCCTTCTTTAATTTCCTCGTATACACCGACTCCACATCACCAAAGCGTGGTGCCCATGAATAGTTATAGTGATCGATATTGACTCGCGCACCATAAACCGTGGGATCAAAGTTTTTCGCGATTTGGGTTAACCATTCGCGATCAACTCGACGCCCGTCCGTTGTCGCCCCTTCAACACAAAGACGAACCGGTTTTGATTTCTTCGACATGCACTACTCCAGACTGCATCCGTTTATTCGTTGGTCTGTATGTTGTCGGTTAAAAGGGGCGTTAAACAATGGATAGGGTTTGTCTGAGATATGGCACAACGGGAATAAAGCGAATAGGTGATCAGCGGTCAATAGACTAGCCCGTAACTTAAGCAAGAAATCGTGATTGTGCAATGACTATGACAGAAACATTTGATAACCGAAAAAAAGCAATGCACCTGTATTTTGCCGGTTACCGCATTGCTCGCATAGCGGAATCGCTAGGCGAAAAGGCGTCCACTATTCACAGTTGGAAACGCCGCGATAATTGGGATGAAATCAGCCCTACCGAACGCGCAGAGCTAACCGTTGAGGCACGTTATTGCAATCTAATTTTAAAAGAGAGCAAAGAAGGCAAAAGATTTTAAAGAAATCGACTTGTTAGGACGTCAACTCGAACGCATGGCGCGGATCAGAAAAATATCAAAACGGCGGTAATGAAACGGACCTTAATCCTAAGATTGCCAACCGCAACAAAGGCGAAACGCCGTCAGCCAGAGAAAAACTTCTTTTCAGAAGAACAAATTGAAAAACTGGAAGATATCTTTCGCAATACGTTGTTTGAATATCAAAAGGTGTGGTATCGCGCCGGTCATCACCGTATCCGCAATATTTTAAAATCCCGTCAAATCGGCGCAACATTCTACTTTGCGCGAGAAGCCTTTATTGATGCGCTGACCACCGGACGTTAATCAGGTTTTCCTCTCCGCCAGTAAAGCGCAAAGCCTATATGTTCCGTGAATACATTATCAAAATGGCATTAGAGGTTGATGTTGAATTAAAAGGCGATCCATTGATGTTAAGTAATGGTGCAACGCTCTATTTCCTCGGCACTAACGCCCGCACAGCACAAAGTTATCACGGTAATTTATATCTGGATGAAACCTTTTGGATACCCAAGTTTCAGGAGTTACGCAAAGTGACTTCAGGCATGGCCATACAAAAACATTGGCGACAAACCTACTTTTCAACACCGTCAACCATGAGCCATGAAGCGTACCCGTTTTGGTCGGGCAAGCTGTAATAACCGCGGGCGCAAAAAAGAAGATCGTGTTGATATTGATATCTCACATGAAGCGTTAGTCAATGGGCGTTTATGTGAGGATGGGCAGTGGCGACAAATCGTCAATATTGAAGATGCGTTGCGGGGCGGTTGTGATTTATTCGATTTAGAGCAACTCAAAAAAAGAGTATAGCCCAGACGAATATAACAACCTGCTTATGTGTCACTTTATGGATGATATCGAATCTCTATTCAACTTTAACATGATGCAAAATTGCATGGTGGACAGTTGGGAGGTGTGGGATGACATTCAAACCGTTAGCCCTTCGCCCTTATGCCTATAATCCTGTTTGGGTAGGTTACGACCCCAGCAAAGGCGGGTGAAAAATGGTGATAGTGCCGGTTGTGTGGTTATCGCTCCGCCGAAAGTACCCGGAGGGAAATTCCGCATATTAGAACGCCATCAATGGCGAGGCATGGATTTTCGCGCACAAGCTGACGCCATTAAAAAAATCACCGAACGTTTCTATGTGGAATATATGGGGATTGATACCACCGGCTTAGGGCATGGGGTTTATCAGAATGTTATCCAGTTTTTTCCCTGCTGCGCGTGAGTTTATTTATAACCCGAATGTCAAAAATGCCTTAGTCATTAAAGCCTATGACGTGATTAGTCACGGACGCTTAGAGTTCGATGCGCAGTGCGTTGATATCATTCAATCCTTTACATCCATTCGTCGTACCACCACAGGAAGCGGTAGCCGCCCAACCTATGAGGCCTCGCGCAGTGAAGAAAGCGGACACGCTGACCTTGCATGGGCAACGATGCATGCCCTTTTCAACGAACCATTAACCGGCACCACCGAGAACAGTAATAATATTGTGGAGATTTATTAATGAGCCGTAAAAATAAAAAGCGTTTTAAAAGCACAACAAACGGCAACCGCCAATAACAGCATGGAAGCCTTTACCTTTGGTGATCCCGTTCCGGTGTTAGATAAACGAGAAATTTTTGATTATCTGGAATGTGCGCAAATTGATAATTGGTATGAGCCACCGATTAGCTTTGATGGATTATCAAAACTGTTTCGTGCGGCGACGCATCATAGCAGTGCAATTTATGTCAAACGTAATATTTTAGTCAGCACATTTCAGCCTAACCGTTTTCTCTCTAAGTTAGACTTTAGCCGGTTTGCGCTCGACTTCTTAACCTTTGGCAATGCCTACCTTGAACGGCGTAATAATATGGTGGGGAACTTATTAAAACTCACCCCCGTTCTCGCCAAATATACCCGCCGTGGTGTTGCTGATGATAGCTATTGGTTTGTGCGCTATGGCTATGACTCAAAGCCGTATGAATTTAAGCCCGGTAGTTTATTTCAGTTATACGAACCCGATTTAAATCAAGAGCTATACGGGTTACCAGAATATCTGGCCTCCACGATGTCAGTGCTACTGAATGAAGCCGCTACCCTATTCCGTGTTAAATATTATCGCAACGGAAGCCATGCCGGATTCATTTTATACGTCAGTGACGCCTCACAAAACCAAAGTGATATTGATAAAATTCGTAACGCAATGCAAAACTCAAAAAGGCCCCGGCAATTTCCGCAACCTGTTTATCCACGCACCGAATGGCAAGAAAGACGGCGTGCAAGTTATTCCATTAAGTGAGATTGCAGCAAAAGATGAATTTCTCAATATCAACAATGTCAGCCGTGACAATATGTTAGCTGCGCACCGCGTACCGCCTCAAATGATGGGGATCATTCCACAGAATACCGGAGGCTTTGGTGACGTAGAAAAAGCGGCAAAGGTTTTCTTTCGTAATGAGCTGGCACCACTGCAAAGCAAGATATTACAAATCAATGATTGGTTGGGTGAGGAAGTGATTAAGTTTGATAAGTACACACTAGATGATAAGTAACCTCACCGCACAAAGAACAATACCGCCGACACTGGCGGTATTTTTTTACCTGTAAGGTATAAGTATCGGTCTGACTAGTAATAATAGTAACCCAATTCTATTATACCCTTTACCCCCTGATAAGGCGAATCCGCCTAATTTTCACTCTCTCAAACCCGTATTAAATGCGCCTACAATCCATTTTAAGCGCACGTAATTTATTTGATATTCAGATATCTTTTTCTTGTTTTAAATCGCTCTGCGCGCCGGAAATTTGCGAGGAATAATGTTTTCACCCCCCCCTCAAATCGCAATCGTGACCCCGCCACGCCCGCGCACTAAATCGACCTCTTTTATGCACCTGCATGAATGCCATAAAAGCCCGTGATATCTGGCGCCTTCGAGCAACTTTGATCCTTTTTTGATCTTGCACTTTTTACATTTTACTGCATGATTTTTTTCACATAAAAAACCGCCAATGATATTGGCGGTGCTATTTACTAGAATAAAATGTGATTTTTATTTAGTTTGTTTTTTTTCTTCTTTTGGCATAAATGATTCTGTCAAAGAAGTGCATTTATTTTTGTCGTTTTGTTCTTTTTCTTTAAATTTTGAATATGTATTAGCATCAAAAAATGAAATACCTTCAACTTCTTCTTTTGGTATTAATGTTCTAAAGTCAGATAATGAAAGCTGAGTATCCCCTATACCACTCGCTATACCACTATCGATATAATGCCTTCTATAATTGGTTGTTATTGTTACCGTTAAATCATTTTTATCACGGTACCCCACTGAGTAGTGGTAGTATTTGAAAATACTCTGTTTTTTCCATGTTCAAAGTTAGGACAAATAATAAGCCCAACATAAATTTTTCTAGAACTCAAAGTAAGAATTACAGGGAAACTTCTAATCGAGGCTTCTATCAGCATACTTTCTAACGGATCATTATTAACTGCCCTAGCTAAGGCTTTAATCTTTTTATCTTCATCACGATTCACTCGCCATTTTTTGTAAATGACCTACTAAAAAAGCCAAAAGTAGTGACACCAAGCCAAAGACAGCAAATTTAATATCTGCAAATTTCAATTTATCAGACAGAGATAAAGGAAACATACGGTTGATGGTTTCTGAATCTATATATCCATTCGATAATAAAATATTATATAGGTATCGAAAAACACCAAATAAGCTTAATATAGAACAAAACAACCATGCTGCTACAGTGAAACAAACACCCCAAACAGCCACATAAAAATAAGCGTCCCACCCCGCGGAACGCTTAAATATGTATTTGGAAGAAATTGCAGTATTTACATATAGATAGCCACTAATAAGTACAATGACAAAAAATAATTGTATTCATTAACTATTCGCCTTGAGACTCTTCTTTAATATCTTTTAGCTGGTCTATCTGTCCTTTGATTGCTTCTTTGACCTTATCATTTGATAAGTCAAGTTCAACATAACCATTTTTCGTTATTGTGTAACGACCACGGTTCTCTTTAAGTACCTTTATCAGTCGATCTTGAGAGTTAAACATACCTACATCAAAATCAAATCCTAAGACTAATGACATAGATGCCTCCTTTATATAATTAAAAAGACCGAGTTACTCCTTAAGCCACTCAGTCTATCCATAAAAGTTAGATACTAATTTTTATAATTATTGTATCTTGCATCACAAAAAAAATCTATTGTGTATTATGTATAGCAAAAAAAATTTTTTATCAACTAGCATGCCAATTTTTTGTGATAAATTTACAATCAATTACTACATATTGTGTATTTATATCAACTAACACACTATAAAGCAGAAGATAACAACATAAAAATTCCTTTATGTTTTACAGTATAGTACAGAGAAGAATACTGTATGTAAACACAGTATTCGACTTAAAATGTTAGCATCGTATCATATGTGTAAATACCGCTCCTAACCCAATAATCATGACAACACCTGTTATTATTTTTTTGATCTTACTCTTTGCTGCATGATTTTTTTACCAACTCATCTTCTAGCTGAATTTTCATGCCAACTTTTAATATGGCACCAAAAGTAAATAATGAAGCCAATACAAACCACCCAAAATAAGCGGCAATAGCAACATAGAGTATGTCTGTTAAAGCATCATATACACGCCAGATTGTTGATTGATGCTTGTAAATTTCAGCTATTTTATTCTTTCCAAGTGAAAGAATAGCAATATAGATAATCGCTAATAACCAGATCCAAAAATATCCAACATTAATCAAGCCAACGATATTCTTCATAATGCCAAAGTAAAAAAGACATAACAATTGCTACATTCATAGCTACATAAATTAATTTATTAAAATCAAATTTTATTTTCATTTTATCTTTCCTCACTCATACCAATAAATTTTCTATATCTCTCTGCAAGGAAAAAAATAGGATGCAATCAAAATATAAAATGGCCATAGCATTGAATAATCTATCGCTTCACCCAAACTATATTTATCGTGATAACTCTTTTTAGATTTAATAGTCCTGTATATAAAAAGAGTTACCGATACCAATAAATAAAACAAAATTAAATATTTAATCATTTATTCCTCTCAATTTATTAACCTTAGCCATTACCCTATCGCGTGTATTTGAGATATTCTTTTGCTTTACTTCTTCAAAATTAACGTTTTCACTATTCGCCGATGAAATTTGAACCTTCCCGTTCTCAAACCAAATCACTTCATCGCCATAACTCAGGCGCAGACCATTCATCACCATTGACCACATTGAGTCTGGTGGTAAATCCAATCCCATTTTTTCGGCAAAGGCTTTAAATTCAGGTATCAAGCGTTCCTGATTTTCACTTAATGACACCGTTGAAATTATTCGCTGACTCTTTTTATGCTCTAAAACCTCGCCAAATGATTTCTCCCAATCGCTATATTGTGAACGTAGGTCAAAAACATCAGGCTCAGAAATCCCCCATACGGGCGATTTTAAGCCCCTTTCGTGTGAATTTTTAATATCGGGTGAACTGCCCGATCCACAGTTATTGACAGGACTCCGAGGCGCGCTGATCGCGCTTTTTTAAAGTCAAAACCCGCCCCGTTTTCTGACTTACGCTTATGCTCAATTGCCTCAATATCCTGCTTAGATTTACGAACTAAACGATACTGACGCTCACGCGTTTTTACTAAATCGCTACTTTTTATCGGTGAATATAATCCGATTATTCGCATCACTTCTTCATCATAAGAATTTGGCTCATCGGCAACAGTACGAGCAACTAATAACGTTTGTAGGTTACGCTTAACGTTAGGCCCTCCTTGATGCTCAATATAAGCGGCGAAATCTCCCGCATCGGCAGACGCTCTTACTTTTTCCGCTATATCACCCAACTTATCAGCGATACTCATACCACGAATACGACGACACTCACGCCATACGCCTTTAGACGGCAAGCCAAACATGTGAAATTGAGGAATACGCCAAGTAGACGCCCACGCAGTAACAGCTGATGCAACCTCGGTTAATAACTCTCCCGATTCGTCATCAACTTCACCCTCTAACGCATAACCGTCGATATTTTTTGAAATATATTTAGCGAGATAACCCGTAGCACCGCCTTTATTTAAATGCTTTGCTTCAAAACGGTGTTTCTTTGCGCCCCGTTCTTCGCCGTCTTCTTCAAGGGCATACTTACGCATGATCTCAATCGCTGATGCACGTTGAGATTTATCCAGAAACATCATCATATGCCAATGGGGTGTAGCATCATGATGAGGTTCAACAACTCTGATCCCGTAATAGTTAATGCCTTTATCTTTAAAAGCAGTGCGAATTTTCGCCCACACCCTCACTAAATAACGTTGACCATCTTTCGGAGTGTATGCGCTGTTATTCCATTTCTCGTTAATGAGAACTTTTTTCTTTTTCTCATCTTTAGAAACGTTAATTTGCTTGGTGGGATGGTATTTTGAAGGGGTGGTTAACGTAATAAATAAACCAATATCACCTCTTTCTTCGGCAACTTTTTGAATACCTGCTGCTTGTGCCATTAATTCCATACGGCGAATTTTAGGGTTAGCGATACTCGCTAATACTTTTTCCATTAAATCGAAGCGATCACCCGATTCAACGTCTTGAATATCCATCATTTCAAGATAATTCATATTCGCTAAACGTTGCGATCTGACTTCACGAACCGCATTTTTACTGGCGTAAGGTGTCTTATCTGAATTCACATCACCAAAGGCAATATGCAAAGACTCACGCCAACGTTGGCGATGAGCTTTTAACTTTTTCAGCCACCAATTTTCATCTGTTAACCGGTTTAATCCGGACAACGCATTTTCTGGTGTTAGTTTTCCTTTTTGAGCTTTTCCCCAAAACAATGGAGTTACATGTAAATAGGTAATTAACTCTCCTAATTGATGATAAATAGGGTTAATCACTTTTAGGTTAAGTAACACCTCACGATCACCGTTATTTTCAACAATTGCCTGATCAGCCAATTCATCGAATAAGTTGTCACACGCGTTCGCAAATGACTTCGCCATATGACGCAATATTTTGTCATGCGCATCGGGCAAGCGATTAAAGAACATGGCTTGATCAAAATCTCTATCTAACAAAAATTGACGTTTATCTTTCGCTAAACCATAGCGCGCATTGACGGCTTGCAAACGCTGATAAACGCTTTTATGGAACTTAAAGACCAGCCAGTTATGAACTTCTTTCGGCGTTTTCTCTTTTTTAAGATGTTCGATGTACTTAAATAGGCGAGATTTAAGAAAGCGAGGCAGTTTTTCAATATCGAATAAAATCGCTTGCCCCTGAGCCAATTGCTCACGGGTAAGCGGTCTTTCATAAACAACTGGCTCATGCTGTTTCCCATTCCACCAATATGTCCATTGCATATCAGCAGGATAGGAAACAGGAGGCTGAGAAAAATCAATCAGACGGCTAGCCATTACCGCACACCGCCTAAATGCTTCGGATCAATAATTTCAATGGCTGTTTCGCACAGTTTAGCAACGTGAGTCATTATCTCTATCAATTCAGAGATAGACTTAATTTCTGCGCAAATAACACGACTCACATGCGCACCAACAACGCCAGCAGTCACATTTACCGCAGAGTTATACCACGCAATCACTTCACGGCGCACACGACCATCAATAACAGTGACTTCAATTAACCCAAATTGTTTTTTCCAATAAACGATAGCAAAACGAGTGCCAGTAATATGCACCCCATTTTTTGGATCTTGAATATCGACATAGCCCTGTTCCATCAGCACACCTCCGGCAAAACGGCGATAATTTCTTTTGCTGATTGGCGGTTTCCATTTGCAGAAATAGAACGAGGCGCATCAATCTCGTGAATAATAAAACCGAGATCGGCATACAGCTCTTTGGCGTGAATGGAATTAGAGACAGTAATCGGGTTACCTTGTGATTGATTTAATGCCTTTAATGCTTGAGCTAACTCAATTTGATGAGCGTGAGTAAAATCCGTGTGATGATATTTAGTAAAACTACCTTCATCTCCCATATATGGAGGATCACAATAAACACCATCACCGAAATCAACGAGTGACAAAGTATCTTGCCATTCTAAACAAGCGATAATGGCATTAGTGGCTTTCTCAGCAAATTGTCTGATTTCCTCCTCTGGAAAATAAACACGGGCATATGTTCCGAATGGCACATTAAATTCACCCGAATTGTTATATCGACATAATCCATTAAAGCAATGACGATTTAAATATAAAAACCGAGCAGATTGTATATATTTATCACACTCGCTTTTATCTAATACCTTAATTGAATTAAATAACTTCCTAATAGCAATGTAATCATTTCTATGATTAGTTTCTTCCCATGCATAGAACTCTTTACGCGCCATTATTTCAGTATGTTCTACGACATTACGATATAAACTAATTAAATCCTGATTGGCATCTGCAATTAAATATTCGTTATATTCTGTATTCATCATAACAGCACAAGAACCCGCAAACGGTTCAACTAAGCGCTTTGCTTTTGGCAAATGTGGAATTAATTTATCCATGATACGGACTTTTGACCCCGCCCATTTCAGAATGGTTTTATTCGCCATTTCACACACTCCGATAATGCTTAGATTTCAGCTCATACACCGTTTGGCAATCTGCACAGCGAGTGCATCCCATTACCGCAATACGGCGCTTTTCGGGTATTTCACGACCGCAATCTTCACATTCAAACGCTGATACACCTATGTAACGCCCTGTTACTGCTTTTATTTGAATATCTTGCAATAACTGTGATTGTTCGCAGGCTAAATCCATTTCTTTAGACATAATTCCATTCCTGCGCTTGATGTTCGATAGACTCGGCTTCACCTTCTAATAATTGAAATACTTGTGAAGGCTCCATTCGTTCACTTAGTGCTTTTGATGCTAATTTGCGTAAACGGGCAGAAAAAAGAACCGCCCGAGATTTTCTTTCATCTTCTCGAACGGCTTTAATTAAATCGGTTACATCACTTTCTTTAGACATAATCAGACCTCTGATAATCAGATATAAAAAGTCCTGACAAATAAATGTCATTTATTTTTTAGGTGTAATTAAATAGGCATTGCTAATTTATTCGGGATTAATGCGCTCAATACTTTTATTTGATGAAGTGCATTAATGATTTTTATTTTATCTTTCCTCTTTAATAATAAATAATCTATTCCGTTCTTTTCTTTTTCTATCTCAGCAAGGTAATAAATCATCTGATATATACGATTATTTTCATTTCTTAAATAATCAAGAAACTCACCAATCAAAATATCATCACTATTTTTATTTAACTTACTTAATAAATCAGCTCTAACTTCGGCTGTTTTATTCATACCACTGACGCGCTCATCAAATGAAAGACCATCATTGCGATAATGCTTTACCACTTTAGACTGATAAAAATCATCATTGCCTTGTAGTTGCTCTCTTGCTTGAATAAGCTCCGCAGTATTCATGACAACACCTAGATAGAAACTTTCACAAGAAACGAAACAATAACAATGGCACATAAAACCAGTGTTGCTTTATCCGCTTTTGAATACTTTTTACTTTTATTAGTAAAAGATTCACTGCTTAATTTATATTTATTTCTTTGCTTAATTAATTGGTTCATTGAATGTCACCTTTTAATAAGTCGATATATTTAGTTGCTTCCGCCATTGCATCAAACTTACCGAATGACTGATCATCTAACCAAACGTGATAACGAGTTATCGGTGTTACTGCTTTTCTTGGCAGTTTTAATAATGGTGAAACCGCGATACATAAAACTATGCTCTGTAATTTGCTTTACTATCACCTTCATTATCCTTGTTATTGTGGTTCACCCATTCCTAACCATATCAGCCAGCCGTCACGTAATTCTTTAGGCATTCTTTCACGTGCCATACGCAAGCCTTTATTCCATGCAGTAACATCGATGTAGTATTCACCTCGTGAATTATTGGGGTGTTTGACTTCTACATAGGGTAGCTTGCCATCTTTACGCATATCTGACACCGCTTTAGGTGTTTTCCCTATATATCCTGCAAATTTTTTTTCAGTTACAAACTCCGAACCTTCTTTCTGATTTCCGATTTCTTTTGTCATCTGATAATCTCTTCTCTACGAGCGCTATCTGGCGCTCTTTTGCATCTTGTTACGACAGAATCAATATATCAACTCTCTAATAAGATAAGAGGTCTCTTATATAATGTCAACATACGATAATGAGAAATTAAAGTTAATACGTGAGTCTGAAAGGCTTAATGTCAAACAAGCGGCTGATTTAGTCGGAATTAACTATGTTACATATCATGGATATGAAAGTGGAAAAGCTAAAATGTCTATTGAATCTGCAATGAAGTTTTTCAAACATCCCCGTTTTAGAAAATATCGAGATTGGTTTATGTTTGATGAAATAAACCCTGAAGCTGGTCAAATTGCTCCAGCTCTCGCACACAGTGGGCTAAACGACAATCCATCTTCCCAATCAAGCAAGAAAACTGGCTAACAATACATTATCTCTTTTGTGAATTTATTGATTCACAAAGCCTTTCTACCATTGGAGAGCTTTCTTATGACAATTAAGAAACTTGAAGATGGTCGATATGAAGTGGACATTAGACCGACTGGACGTAATGGAAAAACGGATCAGACGGAAATTTAATAAAAAACATGAAGCCATTGCCTTTGAACGTTATGTAATGGCCAATCACAGCAAAAAAGAATGGGGGACAAAATTAAAAGACATTCGCCCATTAGATGAACTCGTTGAGCTATGGTGGAACATGTTCGGTAAACATAGCGAGAACGGAAAATCTAACTACAACAATGCAATGCGTGTCTGTAAGGGTATGCATAGTAGCAATGTATCTCAAGTTACATCAAAAAGTATCTCATTTTATCAAAATGAGCGTTTTGCTAAGGGGATAAAACCCTCCACTATTAATCGAGAACTGTATGCTATACGAGGTATATTCTCTCAATTAATTAAAATGGGATTATATGAGGCTGAAAATCCCTTTATTGAGGCCAAGAAATTAAAAATAAATGCGAGTGAGATGTCTTACTTAACCCTTGATGAAACCCGAAAACTACTCGCTAATCTGGAAGGTGATTATTATAACATTGCCGTATTTTGTTTAAGTACGGGGGCTAGATGGGGCGAAGCAATGAAACTGAAACGAGAGCATATCATTGAAAACAAAGTGCGTTTTACTTACACTAAAACAAGAAAAGCGCGCATTGTCCCTATATCGAAAGAACTCTGCGATCAAATATGCAAAGGAAAAAAAGACCTCCTATTTTCCTCCGTTTCATATCAAGTATTTAGAAAAAATACTAAAAAGTGTAAAACCTTCTTTGCCCGACGGACAAGCTACACATGTGTTGCGTCATACTTTCGCTACGCATTTCATGATCAACGGCGGTAG